AACAGCAGATGCGGACTTCAAATGTGAAGCATACATTTTCTCATTTTGATCAACGAATAAACGAGTACCATGCACAACTGCATCGGCACCGCCCGAAAGAAAAGTTCTGATTGAATTTTCAGCCATCTTTTCTTCAGTTCGTAGCTCCTCTTTCAACGAGTTTGTAAACAGGCAGGTCCATTCCAACCGGTCGTCTGCCATTACATCCCAATCCTCAATTAACCATTGATCTATTTCTGGATCATTATCGAACAACTCTTGCTTAGTTGGATAAAGGATATTGAATGGGGCACCACTAGAAGTGCTCATATCTAAATGAGGCTTAGCTTCTTCGTAGCTTAAAACTCGTGAGTCTTTCATATAAAGACCGAAATGTTGGGTTGTCATTTCCCAGGCCAGATTCATATCCTCAACCATACTCTTCGAGTGGGGAGGAATGCTCTTTCCATATTTCGATAACGATTTATAAGAAGCTTTCGCATTGGGGACAGGCAATCCCCATTCCGGCGGAATCTCTATTCCTGCCTCATCCACAAAACTTTTAATTTGTGGGTCCATAATCCGTTTGTTCGTATATCTTGGATTACGGCGAATTTGTCCCATGATGCTAAAATAACTAGAATCAAGGGTTGCCTCATGTTCTTCACACACATGCGCAACATTCGAAAATGTATGCGCCCCATCCTTCTCTAGGTACAGAGAAGGATACCGTTCATAGAACGGCCTCTCTAGCAATGTGCTTGGGAGAGGGGGCTGGACCGAAAATCCAGACCGGAGTGAAGAACAGGGGATGTATCTATCGCTTGCTCTTTGAAGGCATGGGTGATTGGCTCAAAACGGCCAAAATCTTTCCCATTTCCATGCGTCCAAAATCCAACGATTTTCCCGTTTACATCCAAAACGGGCGCAGTACAATCACCATTACGCGTGGGGGCATTACACCATCCCTGCGGTGATCCAAAGCCGACAATAGCCTCAGGTTCATCTGAGGTTCCTCCGCCATATCCGAAAACAGTAACTATTTCGGCATCTTCCATGACGCGAAGATCTTTACTTTTCCAAACAGAAGGGACTCCGTTAATTGGAAAATAAGCTATTTCTTTGTTGACCATGACAGCTTGATTCGCTTTTAATTCGAATGAGTGGACATGGTTTGCTGCGCGATATGAAACTGTGATGTCTTCACTTAAACAGTGTAAGACAACATACAGACGGTTACCAACTTGGGTAGCCGTACATGCGTATCGATCATTGACGTAGAACTTATAAACTCCACATGCTAATTGCATTGGTTTCCACTAAGTGGTAAGTTCTTTAAGTTGTGCTTTTCCAACTTGGTCAAATATTTCGAGGGCTTCAGCCTTCAGGATGTTGGCCTTATTTTCAGGCGCTCTGTATGTGCGTGTCTTTGCGGCATAGATTGCTCGGCGCAAAGGTGCATCACTTTTCATATCAGGTAAGGTGATATTTCCTTGTCTTTTGGCTCGATGACGTGGTTCATGCTCTCTTTCTCTTTCGATGTGTTCTCTTCTCCCTTTAGTCGGAGTGAGATCTTCTTCATCGTATTCATAAGCATGATCA